TAAGCACCGTGTTGACCATCCAGCAAGTCAGCATTGCCACCATCAGCGGATGTGATGTAGCCAGCGTCATTGGTCAGCGTCGAGATGTTGTCAGCAGGTTGAACGGCGCTGTCAGCAAGCGAGCCTTGCGCAGCAGTAGCAAAGTCGCCAGTGTCCGCAGCAGCAGCCGTGCCAAGCGTAGGCAAGCCTGAGAGGTCGCTGTAAGCGCCTGTGGTGGCTACTGTGGCAAGGTCAGAAGGCTGCACAATGTCTTCACCAGCCGCAGTGACATAGACCACCGCATCGCCTGAAAGGTTCAGCAGTGAGCCTGTGGAGCTTTCATCAAGCACACGGGTGAGAGTGCCAGACGAATAAGTGCCAGACCCAATCTCCCAAGCATCGCCGTCCTCAATGGTATAGCGAACCACATCTGAGTTGACGACACCAGCATTAGCAAAGGTTTGATAGCCACTCTCAGCAGACCCAAGAGTGATTGTGCCTGTGCCAGTTGTGGCAGTGGCGACTTTGGCTCTGTTTACGAGAGTGACCATTTATAAAACCTCTTAGGCTGGATCAGGGATGCCGATTGCGACAGACGACAGCGTGAACGTGTTGCCCGATGTTACCGACTGAGAAGCTGTAAGCGTGCTAGTGGCAAGGAGGCGAGAGTTGACCGTATCAACAATAGCGTAGTGCGTTGCGGTGCCTGTGCCCGTCACTGAGCCATCTGTGATAGCCGCCACGACGACCTCACGACCACCGCCAGAACGATCCTGTGGTGCGCCGATGGAAAGCGACGTGCTGTTGCCGAGGGCGTAGGTCACATTAGCTTCAGTGAAGGTTGTAGCCTCTTGCGAGGTGATGACGATTTTATTCGCCTCGGTGTCGAGAACGGTGAGGCCGTTGTCAAACACGCGATCATTGAGTGTAGCCATAACGGCCTCCTGTGGTTGTGTATAGCGCGCAGTGTATCACGGCTGGACTGGCCAAGCAATTTCGCTGGGGAAGCCCTCTTGCTCTGGAATATCCCGCAGCGCTTGGCGGTAGGTTGCCCATGCGGCTTGATCGACGGGGGCGTCAGATACTTGCGTCCAGTCGGAGGCTGAGAGCAGAGCGTCACGTTGATTTCGGGCTTCAGCTTCATTGATCGGGCGGGCTTTTGTGATAGGCTCGGCAACACCTGAAACTTTTAACACGGCATCGTCGTATCCGTTATCGCTTGGAAAGTATGCAACGACATTGCCAACCTCATCGACACGAATAACTGCGGTGCGGGTGTCGTCTGACCAAAAGTATTCAAACATTATAAGTCACTCGCTTTAATTAAAAGGGGGGCTGTTGCGTATCCGTCGGTTGCAAACGTGCCGTTATAAGTAGCTACTGAACTTGCGACATTGCCACCAATGCGCCTGTGTCTCCATGTAAACACATCGCCCACCGCAACAGCAGAATCTACTGTCCTAACTTGATTTGTAGTGGATCCGGTAGTCCAAGCGCCAATCAACACACTATTTCGAAACAATTCCAGCAAGACAGTTGCCGCATCCCCTGACAGCCTATGAGACGCTGAAAACCTTGCTGACCCTGTAACAGCAAGTATTTCAATAATGGCGAGTGTCACAAAACTTGTGCTAGTAGTGGCGCCAGTGTACCCAGTAACATCAGCAGCAAAACCAATGTCATAGGTATCCGCAGCGGCGACGGTGAGAATAGGCATTTCGTCGCTTGTAGCCGCAGCCAAACCGAAAATTCGTGGCTGCCCTGCTGCACCCTCTGCGAAATCAGTAAAATTTGCAGCAGCCTTAACCTTAGCTGGCGACACAAGGCTCTCAGTCGTGCTAGTGCCAGCCTCCCAAGCCGATGTAGCTTGGTCGCCGATAAGACCCGTCTGTGTGCCGCTAGAGTCCACGACGTTGGTGTCATCCAAGATGCAGAACTTGTTTGTGGACTGACAAAGATAGCCCACGTTGATCCAAGCGTCATCGTTCTCGGAGCGCATCTTGAGAATATTGGCAGAGGTATCGTACCAAAGCATGTTGGCATATCTATCAGCCGGTTCAGATGGGTTACTCGATAACGTCACCAACCCCTCAAGAACACTGTTCATGTTGCTGCGGAACGCAGGCGCGGTTACATTTCCTACCGTATAGTTTGTAGGTTGTGACATCAGTTATACTCCACGATTGCTGACAACGCGGTAATGGCAGGACTCACGTTGTAAGAAGTTGACTTCAGTATTACGCGAAAACGGAAGGCGCGTCCATAAAACTCACCCGCGCGGAACTGCTTGTAATCTGACCACGTTGGCGATCCCGTAGGGTCGTCTGGCGTTGTCGAGATGTAAAATAATAGGTTTGTGTCCGCAAACTGGGCAGCGCCAGTAAGGTCGTCAAACAAACCCGGAAGATCGCCAAACAATCCGGGAAGATCATCCCACAAACCTGCGCTTTCGTCCGATCTCAACACCGCCGCGTCTATACGCGCACGAACACGGCGCGCCGTACTGTCGTGTGTCTCGATGTAAGTGCTGAAGTCGTATGTGGCGCTAAATGGCGGAACGTAGTCCGCATAAGTCACAGGATTGGCCAAAAGGTATGGGAAAAGAACATCAACTATGTAATCTCTTTCTGCTCCATCTGGCAAAATATTGTCCGCGTACTGTTGGATTAGAAGAGCGTCATTCGAATCAACAGAACCGCTGTCGTTAATGTCACCAAGTGGCCTGCCGTTGATTAACGTATCTTCAAAAAGAGACACTTCAGGCTCAAGACCAACATTCGCCCGTAATATTGCGGCTGCTACTTTGAGTGTGTCTGTGATCTGAAGTTGACCCCCAGACACCTCACAATCAGTTTTTGTGCCAGAAAATGTTGTGCTATCGGTTTGCGTCATGTTTGCGTGAAAGACGGAACCTCATCATTGTCAATCACAACCGTTGAGTAATTTAGAGACGCAATGCCCGTCTTATCATACGCTCGGATCATATAAGACCCTGAACGCGTTGGCAAAGCAACAGACGTGCCGGGACGCGGAACCTTATCCACCGCTGTTGTTGAGTTAGCCCAAGTCGCTCCCGCCTGCTCAACAGCGTGACGGATTCGGTAGAACGACAGGTCAAGATCAGTGACAGGATCCCAATCCAATGTCGTCGTTCCTTCGCTGACCTCATAGAACAGCCCGCCGACATCCTCTGGCGGCTGTGCTGATCCCGCAGTCTGCACACTTGCGCTCACAGTGTATGAGCCAAAATAACCGAAACTGTTGATCGCCCGCGCGCGGAACTTATAGTCACCCGGCTGTAGGTCTACCGCCTCGTACTTGCCAAGACCCCCAGACCCAAGCGACTTCCAGTCTGAGGTGCCAGCCTCCGCAAACTGCACCTCAACATGATCGACCCCTTCTGGCCGACCCGTGGTCACGTTGATAGTGATGACTTCAGTCAGCTTTTCCCGAACGACGCGAAGGCTCGGAACAATGTCCTGCGCAGGGATGCCCAGCGTCGGCACATCGTCAAATTGTAGCAGGTTCGTGTTGTTGCTGATGATCTCGCTTTCCTCAGCGTCCCAATCAAACGCCGCCTCGGATGTCTCCCGCAGCGTCAGGGTCACGCGAAGATCGCCTGCCTCACCGTTCGGGCCGAACTTCCAAGCAACCACCTCAAACTCTTTTTCAACCCAACCATAACGCTCAATCGTCAGGGCGATGATTTCACCCACCTCAACGTCGAGCGCGTTTAGGCCGAAGTCGGCGGTGAACGTCATTTGCTCGCGTGCGCGGAACAGGGTCAGCTTGGCAATTCGTTGCGCTGTGGCACCGCTTGTCGTCAGCGGTAGCTGCATATCCAGAGCAGTTTCCTCGCCGCCATCCTCAGTCTCAAACACCGAAGACGTGAACGGTGGGTAATCAACCGTGATCCACCGAGAGGCCGCGTCGTTGAACGTGCCTTGCACCGCGTTGAACTGGTCCCGCAGGTTGGTGCGTGTGTCCAGCGAGATGTTGCTGCGCAGGTCGTCCAGCGTCAGAACCTTGGTCGGAGCCACATAGTCCGCCGCGATCAGCTTCCACTTGCCAGCGCCCCAGAACAGCGTCCCCGCGCAGGATGTCATCATCCGACCAAGAATAGTCGAATGGCTTTCTCCAGCCGTGACAACGCCGTTCATCGCGTACCGGACTTCTGTTCCGCCGCCTGACAGCGGGATAGCCTCGTCGCATACGTTAGCCGCCACAGAGAACGCTGTGTCGTCCACATCGCTGTCCTGCATCCCATACGCGCTGGTGATGTAGTCACGCACGCACAGGGCCGCGTTGTCGCTCCACGCCGTTGTGTCCGTGCGGGGATCGTAAACCTTCTTGCCCTTCACCACCGCAGTGACCAGAGGTAGGCCATTGGCAAACACGTCCTGATCGAACTCATAGCGGACGTATAGATAGGCGATGCCATTTCCGACAAACGCGCCTGTGACCTGATTGCTCTCGGCCAGCAGGTCTGCGTCTGGTGTAGTCTGATCGCCTAGATGCTTGCGAATGCGAATCTTGTCCTTCCACTTGCCATCCACCAAACCCGTGCTGGCGTTCCACGTCACGACCTCATCGTTTATGTAGATGTCGCCGATTTCCTCAACCTCATGCCCAGCAAGCGAGATGATCTGGTGAAG